ATATATTAATGGTATCTTAAATAATAGCGGTTCTGATACCACAAGTATAACAACATTATCATATGCTGTTTGGATTGGACGGTCTCCTTTTGGTGGTGGTGTTTATCCATTTATCGGAAATATATCAACGACCCTCATATACAACAGAGCATTAAGTACAGCTGAAATATTACAAAACTATAATGCTACAAAAAGTAGATTTGGTAGATAATTATAAAATATATGTCAGGAAAAATTGGACCAGATATAAATGAAAATGGATTGATATTACATTTAGACGCAGCAAATAATAAAAGTTATACTGGGTCAGGTACAACTTGGACAGATTTAAGCGGAAATGGCAATAATGGCACATTAACCAATGGACCCACATTTAACGCAGCAAATATGGGCAGTATTGTGTTTGATGGCACAAATGATTATATTTATCGTTCATCGCTAAATAATTTTAATTCATCGACATATACCATATTGTTATGGGCAAAATTCGTTTCTGTTAGTGCATATAGTATATTATTTAGTTTAGGAAGAAGTCCTTCAGATGCGGATTCTGAAGCTCAATTACAACAATCCAATTCTAGATTACAATATTGGGATTATAATGGTTCTATAGCTTTTAATTATATTCAATCGGCAGGTACATTATCACCAAATATTTATCAATATTTAGGATTTACAAAAAATTCTACAAATGGTACATTTTATATTGATGGATATTCTTCTGGTACCGGTACAGCAGGATTTAATGCAAGTATAAGTACAAACGATTTTGTAATTGGTGCAGATATAAGAGATAGTCTTGCGTATATAAATGGTAACATACCTCAATTTTTAATTTATAATAGAGTATTAACTGCATCAGAAGTTCTTCAAAACTATAATGCTACTAAAAGTAGATTTGGCAGATAATTATAAGATATGTCATTATCCAGAGGACCAAAAATTATATCAAATGGATTAGTATTATATTTGGATGCGGCTAATAATAAAAGTTATCCAAGAACAGGAACTACTTGGTATGATTTAAGTCAAAATAATAATACCGGTACATTAACCAATGGACCAACTTTCAATAGTGCAAATGGTGGTAGTATAGTTTTTGATGGTACAAATGATTATGTAGATACAGTTAATACCGGAACAACTTTTCAATTTGCAAATGTCACATTTACTGTGAGTTTATGGATAAAAACTACTTCTTCTACAGGTGGTGTTATTATTTCTAAAGGTGCAACTGCTTCTACTGCTGGTTGGCTGTTTCAATTTGACTCCTCAGGAACAGTTTCTGGTACTACAAAAGGTTCTACTGGTATTAATACTTATAACAGATCAAGTACAGCAACAGTCAATAATAATACTTGGAGAAATATAGTATCAGTATATACAACTAATACAACAACTCTTGGAAGTAATACAACATCAATATATATAGATGGTGTTTTAAGTAATGGTACAGGTACATTAGGCGGATCAGTATATGCGACAACTACAGATACTATTCAAATAGGTAGAAGACCCACCGGTGCTTATTGGTCCGGCTCTGTATCTAATATACAAATTTACAGCAGATTATTAAATGCAAATGAAATACTTCAAAATTATAATGCTACAAGAAAAAGGTACGGATTATAGTATTTTTTGTTACTATTTATTATATCATATGATAAAATTAAAGTCTATAGTAAAAGAAATTTTTGACGCAAATTTATTGGAAAATAATGTTGAAATAACAATATATTGCGATATGGACGGAGTGCTATGTGACTTTGAAAAACAATTTGAAAAATTAACAAGTACACCACCAAAAGAATTTGAAGCATCCAACGGAACAAAAGAATTTTGGAATGTAATTTTACAAGAAGGCGAAAAATTCTGGTCAACAATGGATACAATGCCAGAATTTGATTATTTTAAAACAGAATTAACCACTATTGCAACAGATGGTAGATTCAAATTGAAGTTTTTAACCAGTACAAGTGCTGGACAAATATTGAAAAATTATCCCCGTCAAGAAGCAGTAGATTATATTAAAAATATAGAATCAGGTAAAAGAACATGGTTAAGAACACATTGGTCTGGACCAATTTCTATAATTTTTAGCGATTCTGGCAAAAGTAAAGCCAAACACGCAACTGCAAATAGTATCTTAATAGACGATTTATCGCCAAATATAGAATCATTTATTGCTTCTGGCGGTAATGGTATCATTTTCACAGACGCACATCAAGCCATAGATGAACTAAAGGCTAAAATAAAAATATGAAGGTTAGAATTTACAACGATATATTAAATCCAGCTATCTGGGATAATTTAAAATTAAAACCGGAAATTAAAGAAAAACTATTGCAAATAGGCAAAGATTTCTATGCGGATACAGAAACTGATGCGCCTTTGAAAGATATATTGTTTGTGGGTAGTTTAGCAAATTATAATTGGTCAGATACAAGTGACTTTGATGTGCATGTAGTAATAGATTTCAAAGATGTTGATGAAAATGTAGAGCTTGTTGAAAAATTAGTAAATGCTCTTAAATCAAAATGGAACGATGAACATGATATACATGTAAAACAACACAATGTTGAAGTTTATATTCAAGATGTAACTAAAGAAAATAGATCTACCGGAGTGTATTCATTAATGCAAGATAAATGGTTAAGTGAACCGCAAAAAGAAAATATTGAAATTGATAAAGAAAAAATTCAAGAAAAATATAATGATTTTGTCAGAAAAATTAATTCTGCGCTTAAAGCGCAAGATATTGATAAGCTCAAATCAATAGTTAAAGATGTTTATGATATGCGCCAAGCAGGTTTAGATAAATCAGGAGAATTAAGCACTGAAAACTTAGTATTTAAAATCTTAAGAAACAGGAATTATATAGAAAAACTAAAACAGGAAATTATAAACCTGTACGATAAAAAACAAAGTTTAAACAATTAAAATCGCATCAAGCGCTATGCTTAAGCAAATTATACAAATAGTTGAAAATTTGTCAACCTATTTTAATTTATTATTATATTTATATCTAAAGGAATAAACAATTATGGCAGACCTACTAAATAGCAATGAGATCTTCTTCAGCACTTTTGAGCCAAAAGTTAAAAACAGGTTCATTTTATATTGTGACGGTATCCCAAGTTTCTTAGTTAAGAAATGCAAGAGACCATCACCAAAAAGCGAAAAGAAGACTCTTGACCATATCAACATTCAAAGATACTATAAAGGTAAAACTACTTGGGATGATATAACAATTGAACTATATGATCCAATCGTACCATCTGGTGCGCAAGCAGTAATGGAATGGATTCGTCTAGGACACGAATCTGTTACTGGTCGTGATGGTTATAGTGATTTTTATAAGAAAGATTTAACCGTCAATGTTCTTGGACCTGTGGGTGATAAAGTAGAAGAATGGACACTCAAAGGTGCATTTATCACCAGTGCAGATTTTGGCGAATTGGATTGGGGTGACAGTGGTGAAGCTATGACAATTAGTTTAACTTTAAGCGTAGATTATTGTATTTTACAATATTGATTCAAATTATATTCTTTTTATCCCTCTAACTAAAATTAGAGGGATTTTTTATTTTATACAAGGATATTTATTGTATATGAAGAAACATGTAGCATTTGCATTTGGTAGATTCAATCCTCCTACGGTAGGACATAAAAAGTTAATTGATACGGTAGTTGATGCATCAGATGGTGGTGATTTTTATATTTTTACAAGTCAATCACAGGATCCTGATAAAAATCCATTGGATTATCAAACCAAGGTCAATTTTTTAAAGAAACTATTTCCTGATATACAAGATAAAATTGTATATGATGTATCAATTAAAAATGTTTTACAAGCCGCAGATAAATTAAAGGCAAATGGTTATACTGATGCAACATTTGTGTGTGGTAGTGATAGAGTTCCAGAATTTACTAAACTATTGAACACATGGAATGGTATGGATAAAACACCTAGATTTGGTGTTTTAAATATCATTAGTAGTGGTGAAAGAGAAGATGGTATGGAAGGAGTGGGAGGAGTTAGTGCTAGTATGGCAAGAGAATTTGTAAAGAATAACGATTTTGAATCATTTAAGGGTACTGTTCCAAATAATCCACAATTAGCAAAAGAATTATTTGATGCGGTTAAACAAGGTATGGCAACATCTAAAAAAAAGATAAAGGAATGTATTATACAACTTATCAATGAAATATTGAATGAAGATGAATCTGATGTTAAACAAGCAGTTAAAAAAACTAATGATGCTTTACTCGCACAAAGACAAATAGAATTATCATCTGCAAAAGATAAAGAAAAAGAAGTAAGTGCAAGACAAAGAATGGCATCTTCACCTGAAGAAAAAAAGAAAGTGGATGACGAATTGAAAACCGCAAAAGAAACTGTAAAGTCAAAAACAGATTTATTGAAAGCAGCACAACAACAATCTCAATCGTCTTAAATTAAATAAATTAAAAATTATAACTTTATACTATATATTGGTATACTAAAAGTTATAATTTATGGACGACTATACAATTCCTATTACAAAACCAGCTAGTCAATTTGCTGGAAATAGTTCTCAACAAAAACAAGAAACAACTTATCCATCTGAAATAGTTGATTTGCCAAGTCAGGGACATTTTTATCCTTCTTCTAGTCCATTGAGTAATGGTACTATTAACTTAAAGATAATGACTGCAAAAGAAGAAGATATTCTTACCAATCAAAATTATATCAAAAAAGGTATTGTGTTGGATAAGTTGATTGAATCACTTATAGTGGATAAAGATGTAAAACTAGACGATTTGTTGTTGGGTGATAAAAATGCAGTATTTGTTGCAATCCGAAGATTTGCTTATGGTGATAGTTATGGTCCGCTTCAAATTAAATGTCCGTCATGTAGAGAAAATAATGAATGTACATTCAATTTAAGCGATTTGAAATATAAAGATGTAGATGTTACAAAGTATCCACAAGGATCAAATCAATTTGATGTGGAACTACCATATTGTAAAAAGACTGTAACTTGTAAATTACTAACTTCAGGAGATGAAAAACAAATTGAAAACGAGTTAAAGATGTTGCAAAAGATTAAAACGGGTAATACATCAGATGTAACTACCAGATTAAGATATACAATTGTATCAGTAAATGGAAATTCAGATAAGGCAGAAGTAAAGAAATTTGTTGAAAATGAATTGACATCCAGAGACAGTTTTGAATTAAGAAAGTTGATTAAAGAAAGAACTCCTGATATTGATTTAAATTTTGATTTCAAATGTGAACAATGTAATCACGATGAAAGGATAGGTGTACCGCTAACGGTACAGTTTTTTTGGCCTGACTCCGGAAGATAAGTTGTTGATTCACGAACAGATATTTAGTTTGGCTTATCATTCTCAAGGTGCATTTACACAGGATATTGCATATAAATTACCTGTGTATTTACGCATTTTTTATTTGAAAAAATTGATAGATGCCAAGGAAAAAGAAAAAGAATCTATGGAAAAAGGGTCAAAGTCTTCTGATAAATCTGGATCTAGACCAAAGAATCCTAGAGGAAAATGATTAAAAGTATTGTTTATTATATATTTATAAACATATGGCATCGTCTGAATATCAAAAAAAACAAAGACAAGCTGAACTTGAAGCAAAAGAAAAATTAACTGATGCGGAAGAAGATCAATTGGCAGGGCTTCAAGCACAAAATCGTGAAAGAGAAAGAGCGCTTGAATATACATCGGATTTAACCGCAGCTTTATCTAAACAATTAAAATATACAAAACAACAAACAGAAGCTTTCAGAGGAGTAGTAAATGCTTTTTCACCATTAAATGAAAAAGCTACAGATTTATTTAATGTAGTTACGGCTTTAAAAGATCCATTGACTGCTGGTTTTAAACTTATAGAATTGTCTGTAAAAAGATTCGTTGAATTGGATAATGCAGCAAAAGCATTTAGAGATACTACTGGATTTTTATCATCTCAGACAAAAGAAGTTGAAACTAATATTAGACAATCTAGTAGAGATCTCGCTGAATTTGGTGTAAGTGTTGATGTTGCAAGAGATTCTGCCGCTGCATTGGCTACAGCTTTTGGTGATACTGCGATTGTAAACAAAGAAAATTTGGAATATGTTTCGTTGATGAAACAAAATCTAGGAATTTCTGCGGATGATTCTGTTTCATTGATGCAAAATTTCATGGGTATTGGGGGCATGACATCACAAGTTGCGAGAGAAACTGCTGGTGCAGCTGCGAGTTTGGCAAAAGCGGCAGGAGTTCCACTTGGTAAAGTAATGCAAGAAGTTGCTAAACCATCTGATACTGTCAGATCACTAATTAGAGGCAGTGTTGATGGTTTAATAAAAGGTGCAATTGAAGCAAAAAGATTGGGTACATCATTAGAATCGGTTGGTAAAGCTGCTGCGGGATTGTTGGATTTTCAATCATCTATAAATGATGAAATGGAAGCCAGTGTTTTGTTTGGTAAAGATGTAAATTTACAAAAAGCAAGAGAATTGTCATATGCTGGTGATTTAAAAGGATTAGCAAAAGAACAATCTAGATTATTACAAGAAGCAGGAGATGTTTCTAAAATGGATTATTTCCAAAGAATAGGAATTGCTAAAGCAATGGGAATGACTGTTGAAGAAATGGATAAAATGAATGCTAAACAACAGGAGTTAAATAAACTAAAAATAGACGATCCCGCAACTTATGCGAGATATACCGCTAATTTGGATACAATTAATAAAACTAACGAAAGTTTATCTGAAAAATATCAAAAAGAATTAAAATCACAACAAATTGCAAGTCAACAAGAAAAAATAATGAATTCTATTAATTCTATAATGACAGAATTAGCAGATGCATTATTGCCTGTCATTAATACATTAGTACCAAT